AATTTTCAGCAGTGATTTCACCGTAATTGGCTACTCCTCTGCCCAAAAGAGCAACGTTGAATGTGGTTGTGTCAAATGTACCTGGGTTAACTGTTGTTACTAGTGTGCCATTTGAAAGATTAATTGGATATCCGGACACTGTTTTTGTTCCTATAATACATTATAACTTATTTAGTTTAGCACATGGAAATTCTTACAGTGTAAATTACCTCAATCACTCTGTTCAAACTTTTTTCAATGGGGGAGAAAATGGCATGAGTCAGCAGTTTTTCCTGAGATGGCGTTGCCCCAAAGCTTTTTAAGCCAATTTCATCAAAAATAAATGCGTCTTCAACGTTGGTTGCGTCGTCAAATGCATTTTGCCCTGATGGTTCTGCATATTCAAGGGTACAAGTGACTATTATATCCGAAAACAGTGTTGAAGGTACATGACGAACCACAATGTTGTTTCGCGTGGGATCAGTGTTTCGTGGATCAGAATCATCTACAATTTTTTCATAAGTTTGATTGTAAAGATTTGCATCCAATCCAGTAATGTTTGGTGGAAAATAGGAAATTGTTCCAGTTCCACTCACAGTTGCACCACCATTGCCAAACACCATTTTAGAAATAAACCCTTCCGGCTCACGAGACAGTGCTTGAGCAATAGCAATGCTCATGTTTTCAAAATGCACGGCATTTTGCTTTTCCAGCAAAATTTCCCCGGTGTTTGGGTCTCGTATAACAAACGACCCTTCAATTTTGGGGTTGACTTGAATTTGGTTCATTTTTTGGTGTTCCTCTTTGATTTACCAAAACAGCGCCTGTTTCGGCATCCTTTATTAAAATATGGTCAACAATTTTGGCTGTTGAAGGGTCAACAAGTTCTGTCATTGCATGTTATTTATTATATACTAGTATTACCGGTTTTTAAAAAATCACTTACATTGTTTTGATTATACTGAATGCCCTGATTTTTTGCCCAATTTTGAGTGAACTCGGTTGGAAGTTTTGCTGATTCTGGCAAACTCCACACCGTTGCTCCGCCAAAGTGATTTATATTGGTGCTGGTCCAGTCAAACTGCACCGCAGTTACAATCACACTGCCAGGATAGTTTGGTGTGGGGCTTGCAAGTGGCGGTGAATTCAATATCACAGTGGTTCCAGAAAGAACATAATCACGTCCTTCAACAAGCACTGTGGTTCCAGCAAAAACATAATCAAACACCTGTGCATTCCATTCAAACTTTACAATTTCCACTATCACTCGATTATATACTGGGCTGGGAACATTGAAGGTAACAAGCGATCCGTTGCCGTTATATACCGCAGTTGCAGTGGCATATGGCGTGCCAAACGGTGAATGGTCGACACTGCGAACCAAATTTCCAAAAACGTAATAACGATTAACTGGATTGTAAACAGATGTTTCAAACGACACAATTTCCCCACCTATCAATATTTTGCTGGGGTTGTATTTTGTTTCTCCGGTTATTGGATCCACGCCATCTGGTGTTTGCACAGCAAATGTACTCTGCCATTCCAACGGAATTTGTGAATTTTGATTTGCTTGTATATCCGCAGAGTTTGAGAACACTGATGTACGCAAATTCAGTTTTTGTTCCTCGCTCAGTTTCCAATATGTCCAATTTGGTTCGGCTCCAGTTGATGTGGTATATTGCAACCAAGCAACTGGCTGTGCTGCTGGTAAATCACTCCAAGTTGTGATAACAACTCTAGCAAAACTTCTTATTTGTATTTCTGCGCCCAAACTAGGTGCCATAACAAATGAAATCTCAAATGTTCCGTTGAAGATCAAGTCAAAGTCCACAATTCTTTCTTGTCTAACTCCGTTTACAAACACATCCACTGCATCACTCAAACTGGTGATTGGTATTTGGGTTAACCCTGCTGTTGAGAATTGTGTAGTAACACCGTCGCCAATTAACGTAATTGTGTCAATGTGCGCATCTTTAAACACCACAACATTTTCTTGGTCTGTATCCCAGGTGTAATTTAAATCCCAATTCATAATATCCCAACCGTATGCAACTGATGTAACGATATAATCGCTTGCTAGAGTTTTTTGTTTGCCGTTTACGGATACAATGATGTGATTTGGGGTGCTTGGTGCTTGTGATATTTGATAAACTGCTGGCGCGTTTCCTTTTTGCGTTTCGGTTCGAATTGAGCTTGTAGCTGCATTGCTGATAGAATATATTACTATCTCATCGCCTGCTTGCAATTGGTTGTTGGGGTCGTCAAATATTATTTGGTTTGGCGCGGATACACGGAACCAATAATTTTCTTCTAACACCACTAGCACTTCAGAACCCAAAGCAGGAGCAGATGGAGTAAAAAACTCAATAATAAAGTTTTCAGTTGGTGCGGGTGGTGGAGGATTTGGTCCCACGGTGTAATCCACGCCTTGTGTTTGCAATACGCCATTTACATATACTTTCACATTGCTGTTAACAATAGGATCAAATGTTAATGTAAACAAGGTTTGTGTGCCAGTGCCTGTGAAGTAATTGGTATCAGCGCCTCCTAGACGTTGCCCGTTTCTAAACACAAACAACTGAGTTTGATCTGCAACAAGGGTAGAAATGTTTTGCACTAGATTAAATGTTTGATTTCCGCCAATAGCTGTTTCCTGTTGCCTTCTCATGTCTGAAATTGTTCCATTTGTGACGTCAAACGAGTCAATTTTAACCAACCCAGTTGCAGGAGTTGATAATGCTGTATTCCATGTTGTTTGATTTGGCAATGTTCCTGTAATTATAGTGGATACTGGAATTCGAACTCCATCCGCAGTTGCACGAGATTCGATCATTGCAGTGTAACGTCGACTTACAAATGATCGGCTGACTACCGTACCCGTTCCTGCCCATGTACCAATTTGCCTTCCACTGCCACCCCATCCAAACAACAATATTTCAATTGACTGGCCAGAAGATGGAGGTGCTGCAAATTGCAATTGACGATTGAGCAAATCCAAACTCCATCCAGTTACAATCAATAATCCATCCACAAACACCATTACACTTTGTTCTGATTGGGGTGCTTGCTCAAATGCAAATTGCGTGCGAACGCCGTCGCCAACTGCTCGGATAGTTTCTATTGGCAATTCCCCATTACTCCACGATGTATAAACAGAAATTTGCAATGGCGATTGAGTGCGAACTTGTGCTCGCTCTTCTGGTTGATTTGGACCATATTGTGGACGCAAGAAGTCATAACCATCAACTCGAATGTCCCATGCATTTAGCGGACTAGGTGCAAAAGGTGCCACTGATATTTTGATTTCGTCTCCCAATGCCGGCGCAATTGCAAATGTAACATTGTTACCTGCAACAGTATAATCTGTTATCGGTGTTTGCAACATGTTGTTGACATACACAATCAAATTATCAAATGCTGGAACAGCAACTGGATTTGTCAATGCAAACACAGTTGATACCCCGTCACCTTCAAATACAAAAAGATCAGGAGCAATGCCGCCATGCAATAATATGTCATTATAAAAGTCGATAAAGATAGTGGGTGTGTCCCAGCTGTTTATTGCATCCCATAGAAAATAGTCCCAATCTAGCGTTTTGTTAAACGGTCCACCATCAACTACTGTGCCGCTAAATCCACAACGCGGAATTAAGTCAAGTGCTGTTTTAGAAACTTGTCCCGTAGTTGGTAAATAGTATCTCAAAATTCTTTCCAGGCTTTCTAAGAATCGATATACTTTTATGACTCCGCGGTCGTTGGTAGGGAAGTCTACTACTAGTTTAGGTAGTATAGAAATTTCAATATTATCAGATACAGCAGGCGCAATTACAAATGTAACAGTATTACCTGACAATGTGTAATCCAAATCAAACGTTTGTAATATGCCATTCTTTTTAACTTGAATGGTGTTGTTGGATGCTGTTTGTTGCATGGTTAATGTAAATGCCGTGGTTACGCCATCGCCTACAAAATACATTTGTTCCAAATATGAAATTGCATACTCAGATGCAAATAGATCCCGATAAACTGTGCCATCAAAATAATTGACTCTTGATATATTAATTGGATTCCACAATGTGGGGAACGCTTGAACCAGTGTTTGTAAATTATACACTGTTTGGTTTTGAATAGTTGCAATTTCCAATACGACTGGTGCATTGAGATTTACTAAGTTGTTTTGGCTATCCCAATTATTGGTACTCCATCCATTTTCATCCCAGTTTGCCAAATCCTCTGAATTTAAGCAGCTTACACGATCCAACAAAATTTGAATTCGATTGCGGCGAATTAGATCTGGATTGGTTTGATAATTTGCAAACCAGTCATTCCACAAGTTTTTTGAAGTGATCAATGCCTGGCCAATAGCTGGCAGTTGTCTCTCAACAATTTCAACAAGTGACCCAGCTGCTGGCGGTAGTAAGAAGATAACAGAGCTGCCTTCAACATAATAATCAAAGTTAAACGTTTGTAACAGCGAATTAACACGCACTTCTAAAAGTGACACGTTAATAATGTTTTCATTCATCGCAAAAATTGTATTTCCACCGTTTGCTGTGAATGTTTGACTTTGACGAGGAAAGTTCAAAAACAAATCTAAAAAGTCCACATTGAATAATGTGCCGGGATTGTTTGTAGCTTCAAAAATTACAATATCATCAAGATCTGTTGGGCTCAACACTCGATATGAGCCAGTTTCAACATCAAAAAATACTGGCTTATCAAAGTCAGTAACATAAAAAGGTGCATTTTCGAATGCGCTTAGGCTGCGAACAAAGTTTCGAACTTTTACATGATATGGTTTGATTTCATCAACATATTCCAACAAGGCTTGTGTTAGATCTGGACTTACCAATGCGCTTTGTGTTAGTGCTTGGCTGTAACCTGTAATGGAAATGAAACTGGTTTTAAATGCCCAATCCACGTATGCTTGCTCAGAAAACACGTAATTTACCATTTTAAAAAACAATTGGTTATCTTCTAAGTTTGTTAGCACACGAGATCGCAAGTGTTCAATCAAATAATAAAGTTCCAAACTTCCGTCGCGTGTGGACACAGCATTGCCCAATTGTAGTAAGTTACCAAATGATGCAACTGGTAATTGGTCCCATCCAATTAAATCCCAATCAAACAAATCCCAGTTGATACCAAAAATAGAGTTACCCAATTCTGGATCAAATGTCAATCCAAACACATTGCCACAGTTTTCAAAAAACTCTGGTTTTAGATTTATGGTACCATCTTGTTTTGCTACTGTTGCCCAAAACAAGTTGCCGGATTCATTTTTCTGTAGTTGTGTCCATTCCCATTTGCCATTACCATCGTTGTTTACGATTACAATGCGACCAGGTGCAAATTCCAAAGTATCTAAGTCACGTGTTTGTCTATTTGGGTATGACACAATAGGGGGCGTTGATGGATCTATTCCATCTGCGTACCAATCCACAAACTGGTAGAAATCTGCAGTATTATATCGTTGATAGTTTATCAACCTCGGACCTTGAGAAGTGTAAAGCCAGAGGCTCCAGAAATTCGCAGTTTCTTCGTTACCCAGAACTAATACTTGCATGCCCGGCACAATCAAACCATTGACAACTTGATTATAAAAATCATTAACATCTGTTACAACTCGTTGATTAGGCAATGCAGTAGCAGTTGTAAACGGCAGCGGCGTTGACTGATTGATGTTGATATTCCAGCCTGGACGATCTACATCCAACAACAATTGGTTTAGTAAATGATTTGTTATTTGTACAAATTCTTGTCGAGCTTTGCATTGATTTCGAAACCATGTTTGGCGAGGACGAATTAAGTTTCCGTATTTTTGCACCTCACTTAAAGTGGGGTCTGGAACAGATCTGGGAATCCATACGTCCTTATTGTTGTTTGCCAATCTAAATGTAGCATTAAATGTTGCACCGGTGCCGCCAACCAATCCAGTAACTGCAAACGGCAACGCAGGTGTTTGCGAGTATATTCCTGGGTTCAATATTGATACATTGATTACTGTATTGCCAGCAACTGTTACTTCGAGCATAGCAGGGCTTTGCGTTGTTCCACCTATTACTTGAGCAACAAATGTGCCATTATTATAGCCAGTTCCTACTGTGTTGATCTCAACTGTGTTTGTTACAAATTGCAATTCATCAAACAGATTTTGGGTTTCACCGTACTGATCAAATCCAACCAAACTGTCTCGTAGTTTGTTCCATAACGAATTCTCAATAACTGAATTTGGATCGTTTTCACGATGCAATACCCATTGCGAATGCCAGTTGCTGTCTTTGTTTTTCAAATTCCAGTTGATTTGAAGTGTGGTGTTTTCTTTCAGGAACGGATATATTCCGCTGAATATCGCAGCATTTTCAGAAATAGGGGCATACCAAACAATTCCTGCGCCGGTGGGATTTTCAATTTGATTTGCTATTGCGCGAACAGATATTTTTCGGAAATCTACATTTGGCACAGTGTCTTTGTTTTTTACCCAGAAATAATAGAAGGTTTGTAATCTTCCCGTTTGTATATTATACTCCACGCCAACATTGAATTTTTCAACATTCAATGGTGTGCCTCTTCCTTTTGGTTCTGGATTATTTTCTAAATCAGCATACTGAGTTGGCGTGAGAGTTGTGCGCACCCATTCATATACATCAACTGATGATTTTGGGGTAGTTCGGCCCCAATAAGATCTGCGATAATTGTTGTCTTCTTGTTCGTAATCATAAAACCGCACAGTGCTCAAATCCCACCAAGTTTGACCCACTTGTTGCTTGCCCCAAATGTTTAGTTGTGTTCCAGCATTGACTTTTGACTCAAAATCAGGGGTGTTGTAATTTGCAGGGTCTATATTGGATATAAAATTAAGTTCTCGCAGTGCAGTTTGAGATATTTTTCCATTATACGGATCAATATGTTGCATGTAAGTGAGAATTGAATTTGATTCGCGATCATATACCAAACCATTGTCGTAATTTTCAGATGATATGCGGGAGTTTTGTCGTCGAACCAGAGTCCACGCATTGTTTTGGTATTCAAATACTGCCCAAATTTTATTTCCATTAATGCTAAAATAGTCGGATGCATCCATCACAAAGGCTCTGCTACCTTCAACAGGAGAAACATAATTTAGAACCATATCAGTGTGAGTGTTGAATTTAACTTCGCGCAAGTGATAGAATTTTAAGGGAACCAAATCTGACAATATTGTGGGATCATAATAAATTGTTTTCAAATTTGATGCAGATATCACAACAAAACGGGTTCTGCCAGGCACAATTCGTTGCCACTCTCTGGAAATAAATGCAAGCCAATCCCCAGGCTCAACTGGATCAGCAAACCCTAACACGCTGCCTTGTTGACTTGCAACTGTTGTGGTTGCAGCGTTTGTGCCGTTTCCACCCAACAAAGAATAAACTGTATTGTCGGGCAAATCAGCATAGTCGCCTGGAAACAAAATGTCAATGTCACGTATTGCGTGTGAAACAGTTGCAAAAGTTACATTAAACGTTGCGCCAGATCCTGCTGACGTTCCTGGCACCAAAATGCTGGATGCAAGAGGTTGCGGCAGTGGCACAGGCGACGGAATCCACTGACCGCGTGCAACAATGTTAAAGTTTACCACAGCTCCAACATTGTTTACTTCTGTTACCACAAGTCGAAGTGGTTCGATTGTTATCATTGCACCTGGATCAATTTCAATTACGTCTTCAATTTGATATCCAGTGCCAGCGTTTGCCAATACAACAGTGTCTGCTGATACATATGGAAGCATATTTACTGCAAATTGTACGCCAGCGCCTGGAGAAAGATCGGCAGTCACAATGTTTCCTGGCGGATCAATGTTATAAGAGCCCGGTGTGTTTAGTGTTACGCTGACTACAAACCCACCCACTACAGTTACATCAACTGTTGCAGGTGTTCCGCTACCTCCAATTAACGGTATAGCATTATACGTGCCGTCAGTGTAACCAGAGCCAGAACTCAAAATAGAGATGCTGTCCACATATGTTAGAGAAACGTTATTAACTCTGAATGTTGCAGGACTTCCACCTGCCACAACTGTTCCGCCGTCTAGTGTTAAAATATCACCGGGCACATAATTTTCGCCCAAGTTTGACATTTCAAAAGATTCCACACCAGTAGTAATCTGAATATAATTTTGCGGAGTGGTATTGCTTGGTAATGTGCCGTTTAAATTAACATACCCGCTAAAATAAAATTCTCCAGATCGAAGTATTTGTGACCATCCTTGTAATTCAGACTCAGTTAGATATATCCATTGTCCTTTTGTAGAAATTTCAATTCTAGCAGCATTGGCTGGTGCAGCGTTAAATTGTATTTGCGTACCAACTATTGTGTATTGGGTTGTATCGACAATGTTACCATCAACTGCTACTACAATTTCATTGTTAGAAGAAAAATCAAATCCAATATTAAAATTTGTTTGTATTCCGTCGCCTTGATAAGATGTAAATCCAGTAACAAACTCATTTACTACTAGTGGACATTGAAAATTAGGATCTGACACCAACACCGCGCGAATATTTTTGTCATTGTCAACTATTCGCGCAACTGTCCAGTCACCCAAGTATTCATTATTAAATGTTGCATTTGCACCGGGTGATTGATAAATCCAAAGTGTTTCGTTGGGTTGAAATATCTGCGATTCTGATTCTAGTGCAACTTCTAATTTCGGTGCAGTAAAGTCAATTGGTTTTAAAATATCTTGCACAGTGAAGTCAGCATAAGTGGTTTCATTGGCTAACACAAATCCAGCATTTGGAAACTTATTAGTCGATGTGTTAGCACGAGATGCATTTGCTGATAGAGGATCAATTAAGAAAAATGGTAGAAGCGAGTTGGGACGCACTTGCCAGAGCTTGCTTGTAACCGCTACATAATCGGAATTGGGCTGTGATTCAAACTGCACTCGCAATCGCAAGCCTGTCCCAGTTCCTGGCCAATTGGTTCCTTGCAGTGCATTTTCAGTTATGTCATAAAAGCCCACTAACGGAACAGCTCTATATTCTCCTTGGTCTGACACTGCAACTTGTGATACCTCTCCAATGGAATTGGTTTGTATTACAAACTTTGCAGTAACATCTGGTGTGCCAACATTTAGATAAACTGTATATGTTTGGTTGGGCTCAAAATTTGATCCAGCGGATACAATCACTGGTAATTTTGCTGGCAAGGTTGATGTGTCGTATGCTATTCGATATTTTTTAGATATGAAATCAAACACATTGATAACATCGTCATTGGGCGAGTCAAGTGTCAATGCTTGCAATTCTGCACGATATTGTGCGGGGTCACTAAAAGTAGTAAATGCTTCTATTTGAGTTTGCCACTCTGCCGGTTCAACAATATTAAATTGAATCAATTGCGGATCAGCTCGTTTGATTTGTGCAGGTAAATCCAGTTCTAGAATTTGATTTTTTTCGTTGTTGCCGTAACTTCCAATTCTAAATCCCCACTCTTCATAAAAATCAAAATTGCTCAAATCAAATATAAAGTTAGATCGCAATAATTTGGTAAGTGAATTTGCTGTACCTTTTTCATGTATCATGCCTTGATAAAAATTCACTTGACTTTGGTCTGATATTATAAGTGTATTCAAGTAAGATCTTTTTTCATATCCAATAGTGTGATTGGCAAAATCTGCAAGCTCGCGTGTTTCCACTTGGTTGTTCAAGTCAAAATATCTACGGAAATCATTGGCAGTTTTTTCAAAATTGGGTCGAATTTCATTTTCAGTCAAATAATAGCCTGGTGCATCCAAGCGCCCGTTCCACCCCAATGCTTTGCTTCCACTAAATGTCAATCGATCTTGTTGTTGATTATATAATGGATCATATATTACATCATTGAACTGAGTAACATTATTAAAAAACACTGCATTTTCAAATGTTTTCAAATGCAAGCGCACTGCAAAAATTGCATTTTCAATACTTGGTTCATTGACTTCGATCGTCAATTGATTTTCAAAACGTGTGACATTAGTTACTTTAGGATTGATTAAAAATCCTTCACGATTCAAAATTGAGTAAACACCGTTGACAATTTGTTCAATTGGTTGCACTTGACCAAACGCTGCTTGATAATTCACCTGCGTTGCAAATGGCGACATTGCCAAAATAGAGTTCGCCGGAAGACTATTCAACGTCCAGTTCAAAAACTCCTCAACATTTAGGTCCCAGTCCTGCAGGCGAACTTCCCCAGTAATGGGGTCAGTATTGACCTGTGTAAATCTCCATCCTTCTGAAATCAACCAACGCTGATAATTGTAGATAAAGTTTACTACGTTTTGATAACCAATTAACACAGTGCCATATGGCACTACAGAAACAGGATTGCCCGGCGCTGGGTCTAAATATTTTATTGCTGTAATTGCGGGCTGTGGTGCTGGATTGTTTTGTTTTTTCCACACACTAGGATCAAATTGATTTTTTGATTGATGCGCTCGAACAGCTTGATATACATTGCCTTCAAATATAACTGAGTCGCCAATAATATATGCAGTAGACGGCGCCCATGCTGGAATGCTGTTGGCCAATGTGCCAACTCGAATTGTGGTTTTTCTGCCACCCACTGCCGGCAATATGGTATTGAAGTTTGGATTGATTTGATCGTATCCAAACACTTGATAGCGATTGCCACCCAAGTAACGCAATATTATGCCAGAGTAAGATGCTTCCTTAATGCTTTGGCTACTGTAAAGCTGTATTTGCTGATCTTCTAGAGGCACTTGACCAAAGCTTTCGGAATCCACACTTAACGTGTTTGCATCAATGTATGCTCCCATTTTGTGACCCAAACGAGCAGTCATGCCACGCACATAATTTCCAAATTGATTGGTTACAGAAGTGTTTAGACTTTGCAGATAATGGCTGATTATAGTTTGCACACCAAGCAAATTGTTATCATTTTCAGAGTGAACACTTAACACACTGTTTGATGGTCGACGCCCATACAAGCTGTTTATATACTGAGTAGTGCTTTGTAAATTGTTATAGATGCTATTTTGATTTACTGTGTCCCAATTCAAGTCCACAAACGATGCTGGCATTGCTAATGCAAGAAACGCCATCATAGCATAACCAAATTGATCAGATCTACGCCATGCTAACTCAACTGGACCAATATCTCCAAATTTCCAGTCAGTGTTTAGAAATTCAGGGTTTACATATTTTGGAACAATGCCAGATTGAATTGGATCCAACAATTGTCCTGCTTGATCAACTGGCAATATGCTCAATAACTGAGGACGAACAAATCTCTTGTCGATCCCAGCACGAACGCCTTGTCGTATTCTTCCATCGCGTAAATCTTGCCAAAGCTTTGTGTTCAATGATCCGTAAGGCGCTGGGCCATATTCCATTTCCCACCAAGACGGCTTAGATGCAAAGCCCAACATCTGCCATGGTGCAATATGCGGAGCATCAGTGTCAAAGTAAAAATAGTAAATATTGCGCCATGAACCTTGTAGTTCGTCTCCCAGCAAACTAGTAATGCCTGTATAGTTCCAGCTCCATGCATTTTCAGGCACATAAGAAGTGTTGTTACGGTATATTGCTGACTGCTGTACACTCCAAAGCTCAAAGCTGGGTTGTAATATTTTGTCGCACTCTGTTTTAGAATAGTTAGTGGATCTCCATTTTCCCGGAACAACATCATACCAAGACAACTGAGGTAGATAATTGTTTTTGAATTTGCTGTTTATGGAATTGTAAATCTGTGTTTCCAATTCCAAAACAATTTGATCACGGAAATCACCAAAAGTAGGTAGCAAGCTGCCGTCGTGACCTCGAATATATTCAACTGGATTTAAAAGTGTAGTATCTAAAAATATTTCTGGTACATAGTTTGGAAGTATGCCCAAATACGCACCAGTTGGAGGAATAAACTGGCCAGCTCCACCCGCAGTGGAACTCCAAAATGCAAATTCACGAGTTTTGCTTAAATTCAAAGATTTCATAATTTCTTCGAACCATACGCCTGGCGCCGAGCTTTCACCGAATGTGCCTTTAGCAAAAAATTGATTCATTCGCTGTATATAACGATTTTTGAATTTGTTATATTCTCGTTGCACATACCGGTTAGCTGTAAAAAAGTTATTTTGATCTCTGCCAAACAGCAACATTGTTTTCAATAGCGTTGCATTGTGTTGCAGTATTTCGTCTCCCAAACTTAAGTTTTTTGGAGAGTCTCGATAGGAGTTTCGGCTGAAGAATGTTCCAGGATTGGCCGTATTAGTAACTAGTGCCAAATTGCGCTCAATAATTTCGTTAAATTGAGATGCAAATTGAGTTTTAGCAGCAATAGATGGTTCCTGATTGTTTGCATTTGCAGAAAGATTGACCGGAATTTCAAAATTACCACCCACTGCATTTTCATTATATTCGCTGTAAATTTGTATTACGTCTTTCTCTGCCACTAGCCCTGGTACAAAAATAATCACAGTGGATTTGGGTTGCTTGCTAATTGTGTATTGAGTTGGTGATAATGTACGACCATTTAACCGAATTTCAACCGGTTCTGAAACTACCCAAGGTAATACAATATTTTGATCCGCACTTAGTATAACCAATTGGTTTACATAACGTTGAACAAACGAAGACTCCTTTAAATACCATCCATTGGAATATCGATCCGTAGCATGATTTAATCCTTGTAATTTATAAAAATAATATCCATCAATGGGTTGTGTTCCATTTGAATAACGGTCTGTTGCTAGATTCCACTGAAAATTAATTTCACCATTTGAATCAAAACTCAACCTCTGTTGCAATACGGGATCAATTCGTCCGTTTCCAGTAGCATATGAAAAAATTACGTTGCCGCGGAAATTGGAAACTGGATAACGACCTCCATCTTGCAAACTAACTCCAATGTTGTTTACTGGATTAGCATCGTACAGTTGAAAAAGCGGAGCTTGCGGAATTTTTTCTTTTGCTTGTGCAACAACCCACGATGATCCATTATAATATACTTCTCTCGAAGCCAAGTAACCTTGTTTTACATAAATCACTTCGCCGTTGCTTGGCGATCCGTCAAGTTCTATGCCATCTGTTTCCAACAACAAGTTTATTATGCCGTGGCTAAAAATTCCATCCACTCGATAAATGCGATTGTTTTGAGAATTGTTAGTGGACGACACCACTAATATGCGGGTTCCGTCAACAATCTGTGCGCCGTTGTAAAATACTTCGCTCACGCCATTTACCGTGTTTGTCCAGTTAAATGATCGAATGGTGAATTTTGTATTCTGCTCTGAAAATTCCAAATTAAATTCAGCACCAGTACCACCAGTTAGTCCTGTTACTGACACGGGTTGCACTGGAATTTCCGTGTAACTTCCTTGGTTTACTATTTGTGCAGCAATTACTTTTCCAGATGATAGTGTTACTTCAATTTGGGCAGCAGTTCCATTTCCGCCAACTACTTGTACAATAAATTTACCTGCGCCGCCGCCGTTTGTATATCCACTTCCGCTATTAGCTATTTGAACATCAGTTGCAATATACGGCACAGACTTAACTGGATTTAGTGAATTAACAAAACTTGTTACTGGATCGGCCATATCGTTGACAACGATATCAACAAACCCTCGGAAAATTCTTCCGTAATTATACAATTCTAAATCACGATCAAATTCAATAATTGGGCGTACTGCTTGTATTGCAGATGATCTCTCACTCTCGGTTAATACATCGTAATGAAACCAACGATTGACTCTGCTCCATGGATTGTTGTTTCTGGCAGTTCTTTCAATTGTAATGTAATCCGGTACATCCTGTCGTATTAAAGGCAGTATTGGATCGGTAGGACTCCATGCTGCACTATCCCACAACGATAAATCCCATCCACTAGTATCAAGTTCTCCATCAAATGCCAATCGTATTTCTCGACCAACTCCTTCAACAATTGACTCCTTCTGATTGTAGATGCTGGGGGCAACATCATATGCCCATCGTATTTTCTGACCGGAGCTGAATTGATACCCATTTACATCTAAAAAGTTTTTTTGACCAATTATATCTTCAGTGACATTCAATTGTCGATATGTTAATACTTCAACAAATGTGCCAGCAATCAACGGCTGTGCAAACTCCACTGCAAAACCTGATTGCGACTGAGTAACTTGATAGTCCGTTGTGATTTGATTATTCAAAAACACAACAACATCGCTTGCTGTTTTTGTTATAGACGGCGCATTTACTGTTAATGTAGTTTGGGTTGCAGTTTGTGATATATAACCAATTGTACGAAACGCAACAATGCGTATGACAGTGTTTTCACCAGGCGGCAATGTAAACGCAACACTTCGATTGTTAATGGTGTAATCAACACCAAGAGTTAATTCTACATTATCAACAAACACCTTTATGTCTGATTGAGCAACAACCGGTGTGTTGAAATTAAACATCGTTGTAGCTCCATCACCCACATACTCCACAACAGGATACCCTGCCCATTTTGAAATTGGTCCGTTCTTTACCCAAAAATATTGCTTGTAATTTTGTAATTTGTCTAAGTCAATGGGCGGTGCCCAGGAATAAGATTGTGTTTGAAACAATCGGTTGTGATTGTTTGTTAGTCCGCCGTTGAAACGAATTGAATTAATCAAGTCGTCATAAAAAATCGAATAGTCAATATTCAGGTCGGAATTCAAGCTGATACCAGCTGGAGTGAGCTGATAAAATTGACGATCGTTATTTATTTCATTCAAATAAATGTCGCTAGTGTTGTAATACGGGGGAATGCCACCAGTAAATGCATTGAATTTTTGACTTTGATTGGGCTGAAACAAATAATCAATTGAGCTACCAAATACTTTTTGCCAACTGGGCGTGTTGTATGGCGCAGGCAGTAAACTTGTGACACGGCGTGTTTGTATATTGGGTTGATCTGGATTGATTACTTTGTTACTTGAATTTTCTTTCATCGTGTAACTCTTAAGTTTGTTTCTGTTAAGTTATTAACAATTTCAATGTCATTTACAGTTGCGACAGATATAGGCATTTCATCCGCTTCTAGTTTGATTTGATACAAGTTTCCAAATCTTCCTTCTTCATTTAGCGGCACCAATGCAATACTTGCAACTGACGTTGCTAACTGTACATGAATAAACGCAGCAAGTTCAGAAAAATACACAGTTTGCCCAAAGTCCCAGTTTTGAGACTCAAAATAACGATTCATTGCTTGTATAATTCCACTTTTTATTTCGCCGTCGCTGAGTCGAGTTGTGGGTACTTTTACAACAAGAAATTTGGCTTGCAGTTCTTCTGGAGCACGTGTGCCATATAACAGTTTGTATTTAACCGGGTGATAGATCAACTGATCTGAAATTGTTTTGATATTTTCCAAATCAGCAAATTCAATGCTTAAGTCAAAACTTGTGGGTGGCTGTGGAATTTCCTCAATAGGTGCGTTGGTTGTTACCCACTGTCGTAGTGAAGTATCGTATTCTCTCTGAAGCACAAATATATCCACAACATTAGTGATAGCAGGATCAATACGCTGATCGGAACTTGCAAAATGTTTCCATAGAAAGTTCAATTTAGCTCGGCCCACCCTTGCTATATACTCTTCTGACGATTCCAATGGAGCCAAATCAGAAATCACCGTAGGATTGTTTATTAATGCTCGATAAAACAGTTCGGTGGAATTCAAATACACCACTTCACCTTGCAATATAGGTGTCAGTGCTGGTGGATTTAATGTGGCAGCATCGGCGCGCACACGAACATCAAGTGCTGGCTCATAATAGCGATATCCAAACTGGTCAACATATCGACGCCAAAAAGTCTTGTAATTGGAATTAACAATTTGATCAAAAGCATCTGGATTGTCAACATATCCGTCAAAATCAGAGTCAGCAAATGTTATTTGTATGCGACGAGGTTCAATGTATCCATCCCGATATATGAATGGGTCCAGCAAGTTGAAATTCACATCACCATTTGGAAGTGCGGATCCAGTAAACCGTGTGCGATCCCAGCTGTCAAACGGTGCTGGTATTGGTGTCAACGTATCAGCCGACGGGTTAACAGCAAAAACTCGGATTTGATCAACGTTTACATTGCCAGACTCAAAGTTTACTGATTTCAAAGTATTGGCAAACCAAAAGCGAGCTTCCTTGTCACTTTCAAACACATACTGTAACCCGCGTGTTTGGAATGTATAAAGTTGCGTGCCGTCAGCACTCAAGCTCACCAACAACACCCATCCATTTTGACGGTTGATTTGAGAATTTACTTCAGAATTCAAAGTTAGCAATTTAAAATTGTTAGCGTCAAAAGACGGTGTCTCATTAACAAACACATAGGTTTTCCATGCTTGCAAAAACCAATTCCAATAAATTGCAAACTGCTTTGGTGTGCCGTCCAACAGTGTGCGTATTTCTGTTTGTTCATCCGAGTTCAAAGTTGGGCGGAAATTTGGTATAACTTCAACTACTTTGGCCCCGTCTGGTAAGGTTGCTGCAAGAGTGATTTTGCCTTGTCCATTGTCAAATGTTCCGTTGCCGTTATCTGTTATAGATTGCACAGCTACCCAAGTGTTGTTGTCAAACTTAACATATGCGCCTGGAACAATAACCGAGCGCGCGTTTTGAAGGGGAACAGATCCTACAAGTGCTGGAGTGTTTGGATCAGTAGGGTTAGTATTATCGCCTAATGGAGAAGTGTCAATATAAAAATATCCAGTGGATGAGAAATTTGCATTGGTTGACGATTTCCACCGCAACACCGGTGTTGCGGGCCAAGGATTGTAAGCTGCCGCTGCTGGATTATTTGGAGCAATACCCACTGGAAAATTGGTATTGTTTTTTAACTTGTCTAACATAAAATGCAATAATTCTTGATTTTGTAGTGCAGGTTGTATATAACCTTCAATAATTTCGTCCGATGTTAGTGCCACGTTAATTGGCACTTGTGCAAATCCAATATCAGTGTTGGAGAAAATAATTCCGTCATCAGCAAACACATTTGTGGCTTGATATCTTCCAGTAGGGTCGTTGATGTCTAAATAACGACTTTGTCCAGAATACACACGGTTAATTGCTGTGACTTTTAATGCAGAGTTATTTGTTAGTGGATAAACGTTGTAGTCTTCGCCATTTACCATTCGGTTTTGAGTATAAAAGATCCGTGGCGCGTTGCGACGAATTTCTTCAATGCCTTCTGATACTGCGGAGTTTGATATTGGTCCAGTTAGCCCCATAGTTAAAGTGAGAGTTTTGCTTTGGCCCAGTGCATTAATATACCCGTATGTCAATACAATGCTTTGTAAATCTTGTGTGTTTATTGAAAAAGCTGCATTTTCAGATACACGATACAACACTCGTATAATACCAGTTGGAGCATTGCCAAATCGATTGTCAGCAAATCGAATGGAGATTTGGTCATTTTCTCTGGTTACAACTTCAAACACATTGCGAATGTTTCGACTTATGGAATTGTAAATTACGTTGTTGCCAAAAACCGAAGGAACTTTGGTCCAAATTTGAGTTGGCAAGCCGCCGTCATCAACAGTTTGCACCCATACATCAAGCTCGTTAATATTTGCTGTATTAACATCCAACACGCGATTTTCAATAGCAAAATCTAATCTATAATCAGTATAGCCCAGTGTGCCTTGTTTGAAGTAGAAGAAAAAACCAGTATTGGGTGACGCAAAACCGTTGCCATCAGAACGATACAAGAAGGAAATTGGAGTTCCAGGGTTGGGTTCCACTTCCGAAACAGTACCGTCATCAGTTAGCGTAGTGTTAACAACGTCAAAGCTCAATTCCAATCCATCAACAGTGGCGGAGAATGTTTTTACACCAAACCCAGACGGAATAGAATTGATTTGATAAACGTGTTGAGTCACACCATCAAATGGCACTGACTTTAGTGGTTGGCCAAATTGATTGGATTGCAAAAATGCATTATTTAATATCAAAACAAATTGATCAAACCAGTCTGGGTTGTTGGGATCATTCCAAAACACATTCAATCCATTTAAGTTTTGTCCCGATGCATCAATAATATCGTCATCTGTGCTCACAGCGTCAATTCGCAATAATCCGCGTGCGGGTAAATTGCGACGAGGTTTATAACTTAAAAACTGTGCTAGATTTAAAATACTTTCGCGGCGCTCAGCAGAATCAATAAAGTTTTCTCTAGAATTCAAATCCATGCGATACGCAAGACTTTGTCCCAAATATGAAACCAAATCCAAAACGGCAATAAATTCCGATGAATTGATCCAGTCATTGAAGTCTTCTGGGTAATTTAAACGAACATAATTTACTAGGGCTGCTCGAATACTGTCAAAGTCATATGCATTGAAATTTACCTGAGTAAATGCTTGATAAATTGCAGTCCAGCTTTCACCAGCAAATAATTCGCTTTGTCTAACGCTTTGTGTGGTCATAGTTGTGTCTCATTTATTTGAAGTTCGTAATTTTTATTGGCAACAAAATCAGCAAAAAATGTTTCTACTACATCAAATGGGCGAAAATTACAGGTAATAGATACTCGAATTCCTTGCTCTTGATTAAAAGTAAAAATTTCTGATGATATTAGTTGCAATCTGGGTTCCGAACGAATTACATTGTCAACTTCTGCTTTGATTTCTTCCAAGATTTCTTCCGTTAATGGTTCAAACAGTTTTTGCCAAATTGTTGTACCAAATCCTGGAAGCATCACTCTAGATCCCAATGGAGTGTAGAGGTGCAATAACACGTCGCGTTTTACCAAATCCAAATCATATGCCGTCCATTTTGGCGGGGTGCCTGCTGAGCTGTCAATGCCTCTGAAAAGCTTCTTCTTGCTGAAGTTTAAAGTAGCCATACTTGTATTTAATAAGAAAATTATAGTAGCATTTAATGATTATGCTGTATTTGATGAATTATTTGCTGTGCGAGAAGCAACTGCTTGGTTGTTTTTGGATAAAAAGCAGTTCAGTTCAGCAGGGTATCTGTTGTTTAATACAGAATTTTGAACGGCTGGAGTGGAGCTAGCAAAATATATAGAATTTCCGGCGCTGTCCCGCCTTCCACGTTCGCTTTGCACTGCGCGTATGATTTCTTCGTCACTCATTGTGTCTATGTTACGTCCTCTCAGAGCATTTCGAAACACGGTGACAATACCATTTTCGCCGTGCTGAACTGCGGACGAATAAATCAATTCCTGTACACCAGGTCCTCTTTTAGAGAAGTCTGTATTTAATGCACGATTTACGTTTCTCAATCCAGGTTGATACCATTTTTCTTTGGCGATATCAATTTGTATTTGCGTAAATTCTTGCTTGGTTTCTGGATCTCTTGCCAGTCTTCTCCATTCAGCTTGAAAGGCCTCGTCACCCCGTCGAGCTGCGTCGTTGCCGCCCGCTGCTTGCAATCTTTCAAAAATAACAGGAGATCGCTCGCGCGCTGCTGCCATAAACGTGTTCATACCGCCCACATTGGCTGCAAACTGTGCCAAACCATAGCTCCACCCACCAGTGCGATCTCTGCCAATAATACCAGGATCGTTGCGGGATTCAAAATAACGAGCACAGCTTCCCAAATTTGGATCAGTGTTTGCTGGTATGCCGGGGTTGATTTCTGAGCTTTGTGCATTTGGTGTTTCTGGATCATTACTGCGTCGAATAGCACCTGGATCGTATGGTTCGTGTGATGGTAATGTTAGACTCAGTGTTTGTGTTTCCGTACGTGGATATGAGATTCCATTGTTAATGCTACGATCCGGCATTAAAAACGGTTGTGCAACAGATGCATCAACTGCCAGATTTTCTTTTATTTTCACTGCTTGCCCGTCAATTGCAACGATTTTGCCTGCTTTAATGCTTAATTGGGCATCTGATTGCAAATTCAATGCGCCGTTGGTTCGAAGCTGAATTGAATCGTTGCTACCAATTCCAACTCTACCGCCGCTAAACACATTCAGTCCGTTAGCGGAATACAAATTCATATTACCGTCAGCATGCAAGTTTATGTTTTTTTGAGATCGTAAACTGATGTCAACTGAGCTATATCCGGATATGCCGCCTGTGTCGCTAATTTGAAACCAGCTGTTGCCGTTGCCAGAAATAATGTAAACATATCCTTCTGTGTCATTAATTAACACCTGCGTGCCGTTTCGTGTTCTCAAACGAATATATTCCGGGGAGGATTCGTCTCGACGGCGCTCTACATTCAAGCGAGTTGCAGTTGCCAATGCACTGCCGTCATTGACAGGTTCTGTCAGTCTGCCATCATCAATATACAACTGATGCCCGCGTGGCGACAGCAACCCGTAAATATTTGATGGGCTATCGCGCCGCATAGATGCATCGGTATTGCCTCGAACACTATCTCCTTGCAATCCTTGATTAACAATGGCTTGTGCTAGCGGGGTAAAAATTGGACGAGTTGCTGAATTTACATTTAAGTTTGGAGTAGTAGTATATCGGTTGTATTCGACTGATGGCCCTTGCACGTTCTCGCCCGGCAGTGTTGATGATGCCATCCCTGGAGTATTATGGTTCATAAACTGCTGAAACAAGCATCCAAAGTAGATACCGCGATTTGGCGAACCGTTTAAAAATCCAACAACCACTTCGTTACCAATATGAGGTGGCTGAGCAATAAATCCATATGACTGTTGCGATTGTGCAGCTTCTGTGCCGTCTCTTACGTTGGACGTGAGCGGCGTTGCCCCGGCAAATGGCGTAACATAAGAGCATACAATCCAGTTGTTTCGATCATTTTGATCGCCACCCAGCTCGGGAATCCATACCATAATGCGGCCCATTCGCTGTGCGTCATTGTTGTCCTTAACAATACCCACATAGATATTTCCCATATTTGGGCGGCGGGCATAACCTTCACCCAATTCGCCTGCCGCTGGTTTAAATGATCTACTGTAAGTGCTCATACTAAATTCACCGGTAACAAATCAAAATTAACTGGTAATTGTATTCTAGTATCTCTTGCTGCTGTTAGCACTTGTGTAAATCTCCCTTCTTCAAATATATTTTTCACTTCAAGCACAATATAAATTCCATTATACACATCCGCAGTATTTAATTTTACATTTCCATTGCTATCAATGCCAGAAGGCAATTTAAAAGTCAGCAAAAACATACAATCCGAAATATCTGGATTCATGGTGTGTGGTTCCAGTGTAGTTCGAGGTGCAGAATAATGGTTATTTCCCAGCCAATAAGGGTCACCCTTAATAGTTAAATCAATCTTCAAAAAGTCCTTTGTGGTTTTGGCTTGGTTTAAGATAGAAGCATACACCATGCGATTCCTGCCTTCTGCTGTAGTTGCATATTCACCGCTACGTTCTACTTCTGCTCGATTTTCAAAATTATCCGGTCGCAATGACAGCGGTAGAGATCTATCAAATCTTCCATCTAATCTCTCATTTAAAAGTTCCACGTAATTTAAGTTTCCAAACCCAGCTCGTTCTCGTATATCATTCACACGCTGATTTATGGTTTGATTGACTTCATCACCAACTCGAATTTGCAATGCGTCTGCTTGCAATTGAGTGCGATTTCGATTAATTGCTTCTGTGATTTGAGTCTGGATGTCTTGCAATCTTGCCCGTTGCGCTGAATTTTCTGACTGAAAGAATCTGCGTTCTCTTTGTAACACTTGATTGATTCGATTTCGTGTATCTGCAACGCGAGGTGACGCATTTTGAAAAATATTTGCAACATCATCTGCTGCTACTGGTTGTCCTGCCTGAATTTTTGCTAATAAATTGGAAACCTGTCGCTGTGCATTTTGTAAGAATATAAGATCTTGCTGTATGCCCAGCAGCTCTTGTCGTCCGGCCGTGGAAATTGCCTGTCCTGGATCAATTTGTCCAAACGAGTTTTCGCCCGAATATAATGGCAATGATGCCATCCAAGCAGTGTTTAGATTCAATTCCAAATCCAAAACTTCCGTATTTAAGCCAGTAAAAAGATAATCGTATCTCTTTATAAGCTTGCGAGTTTGATTGCGTTGATAAATTAACTCAGCATTGTTTTGTCGGTTAGGTTGCACTATATTTTGCACGTTATCTGTTACCACTTGATTGGTCTCATATGGTATGATAGTGTATTTTATTGAGAAATTATAAGTGTTGTTAATGTAGTTATAAGGATTTACAGGGTTCACAAACACATCCGCACGCAACTTCCACAGCACAATTGCGTCAACATTTTGTCGACCTTCACGAAGAAACTTGCGCAACTCTTGTGCTTCAGCAGTGTTTCCGATAACTTCTTGTATTACTTCATTGAATGCTTCTCTGCTTCCAATTGTGATTTTGGTTTTTTGTTCATCAGCAAACGACGCAGACCTCAAATTTCTAGATCGTATATCGGCAGGTGTTAGTCTCCAAGTTTTTGGGTCTGGATTTGATGATGGCAGGTTTGCACCAGTAATGGGACGATATGGCTGTACTGTAATTTCTTCTATTACGTGTTGATCTAAATTATCACGAAACTGTTTGGTAATCGCTTCTCTCACTCGATTGAGAAAATCTCCCACTGTATTAATTCCGTCAATGCTGATATTGGTTTTGGCATTTAGAAAATAGTCTGTCAATCCTACTTCAACATATGGTCGCAAAGTAATAGTGTGCACTGCTCCGCCTGGACCCAATTGTGTTTCAATGTTTTTAACTTGAACACGCCATATCCACTGTGATGGAATTGGCGCAGTTGATGTTTGTATTCCCAGTCTTTGCACTTGACTATTGGGCATTGCCGGCAAAATAATTACTTTGCCATTGTCATCTGTGCCAATAAAATCCAATTGTATGAAATATGGTGCTTTTAAATAATTTCTTACACCCAGCGATTGTGCTGCAAGAAAAAACGAATCTGCCAATGCAATGCCCATCGGCTCTGCAACCACCATAGTAAACTCAGTAACTTGGGCGTTTTTGTTCCACCAATCCACACCAACAAAGTTGTTTATCGTGACTGATTTGATATTAAATCCAGTTGACCCAGTTTCAAAAAGAACCACACCTCGGCCATTTGAAGTTGAATTCAAAATGTCTGTTGTAGTGGTTCCGCTTTCCAGTGATAAGCGATCATCGGTTAGAAAAAATTTCCAACGATAACTGGTGTTATTAAAAGTAGACAGTGGGTTTACTATCCAATTTAAATTGTTTAGTGCGTTTTCGGGCAAAAAAATTGGGCGATCCGGTTCAGCAAATGGTTCAATAGTGCGTTGGCTTCGTTCCAGTGCAACACGTTGGCGCTGTTGCTCACTTAATATTATTTCATCTCTCTGCTCTCGCTGTTCAATGGATAATAATCCTTCAGACAACGCTTCTATTTCAGAGCTTGCAATAGGGCGAGGAGCAATTGCAAGTGGTGCTGCGGGGTTATTTGTTGCCCGTCGAGCTGCTCGTTCGGCGCTATCGCGCGCCACTGCTGAGTTGTTACCAAACAATCTGTTTAAAAAATCAACCATATGTTTATCTTGCTATTCCGTTCAATCGATCTCGTGTTGCATATCGAATTGTAATTCCAGGTTTGAAATCCCAAATTGGATCTTTTATTTCATTCATATTCATATTTTGAAACACCCACCAATAACGTGGATCGCCATATACGTCAAACGCTAGCAAATCTGGGCGATGTTGATATTTGCTCTCCAACGTATAAAAAACATCACTGTTGCTAAACGGTATCTCACGAAAATTAAAATACAATAAAAAAAATGATGATTGGGGGGTAGTGTAATATGGAGATTCTGATGTATAATTCACACGAGCCATTTTATCTAAATCCTCTATTGTTTAGTAACAATTCACCGCTGCGGAATCTATTCAAATTAAATTCTCGCAAATAGTCGATTGGCCTTTTTTGTACCAATAAATCCACACTGATTGTTGTTTTGGTAGGAACAAATGCATACGCTTGGTCATTATATCTGACTTCAACATTGTCAACTGTATTTGAATAATCCACGTTCCACGACTTAATTAGCACAGGAATGTCAGGAAAAACAAATCTCCCATATCCGCTTAACAACAGTATTGGGGGCGGGAGTCCGCGGCCTGGATCAGTTGCACCAAATCTCATTTTGGAATTGGAACTTAAAAAATGAATACATGCTAACATATATTCGGCCTCTCTGCTGTTTTGTGCAGTAAATTCGCCGGATATGGAAATGTTCATCTGTTGTTGACGTATGAAATATGAATAGTCTGAATTAACATGCACCAGCCCCAGGCTTTGATAGTCGTTATCGTTGCCCCATCGAATGTTTGGCGTATATGGAAAAACCATACCGTTCGTACGGCGAAGAGGGGCCATCACGTTAGATGCACTTGGTGCTGATTGAATTTTAGGGGGGAAGGGGTTGTTTTCGGTAGGCACAAATGTTGATTGAGTATTTGCTGGCCCGTCAGACTCAGATCCGCCATATATAACCCCTTCTTGTCCAGGTAGTGCTCGGATTCTAACTCTATGATCCATATTAGTTTAGTCCTGCTTTTACGCTGTTAAACATCATTTTCTTCAATTTGTCGTTGCCGTCTGGTGCCATATTTTTAAATGCTTCCCAGTTGTTGGCTTTTGCTGCTTCTCGCATTTTTGTTGCAGAAGCTCCGCTTGTATCATCCGCATCCGGATCTCGATCGATTTGAAAAACTTCAAAACTTTCCAAGTTAATTTTTTCTGGATCTGACGCTGACTTTGCCATTCCTCGAGAAATCATATTGTTATAGCCGGGCGCACGATCTGATCCAGCCAATAATATTACTGAGGAATAGCCCTCATTGCTTAAATTCTTTATTGCATCGTATGCATTTTTCATAGGTTTGAATTGTATTCCAGGAAAAAAAGATTCTAGATAGGCAATCTTGCTGGCAATTGATAATGGATTGGAGACATTGTCTTCTGTTCTAGAAACAAATACAAATAGATCTGCTTGATGTTTTTTTGCTATCTCCGCAGCTTGGCGGAACACAACTGCATGACCTTTTGTAGGTGGATTGAATCGCCCAATAACAACAACTGCTTGCATATAGTTAAACCTCTTAAAATATTATTTACCTTTTTATTATCTTATAATATAATGATATTGACGGCTAATTGGTATAATATATATTTTATATTATTGAATCAAAAAGGATTATCATGACCTTACCTGTTTCCAAAGTCAAATATCTAACAAATAAAGAATTGCTTGCAGAAATACACAAGAGCAAATGCACTTTTTGTTGGTTCGCTGATAAAAAATATCAAGATTATGATATTATCTTGCCTTCGGTTAAAAAAATAACTAAAAAAATGCAAAAAGAGCTCTTGAAAAAGAAAGTTGAAAAAATCAACGCAAGTCTCGAATTTGAAGCAAAATCTAGAAAAAAACCACTGGACTGGACTGCTATCACTATTAAAGACTTAGATCCAAGTGACATTGTTTTTAGAATTATGACTAACGAACACATCCCTGTTGACCCAATTCGAGAAGCTAAAGCTAAAGAAGAAGGAGAACAATACACTCGTTTGAATTTCCCTGCGTTCAAGCATTATATTTTGCGTGACAAAGAAATTGTTGAAGTAGGTCGCAGCCATTGGAAGGGAGATTTAGAAACTGGAAATTTCTGTCAAGAACATGGAAGAATTACCAATGAATTAGCCCGCATGTTTATTCGACTAGTGGAACGATATGGCCAACGTGGAAATTGGAGAAATTACACGTACATTGAGGAAATGAAAAGTCAGGCTCTATTGCAATTGAGCCAAATGGGTTTGAGATTTGACGAAAGTCGATCACAAAATCCTTTCTCATATTATACTGCGTCTGTTAGCAACAGCTTTACTCGCGTGCTGAATTTGGAAAAAAGAAACCAAAACATACGCGATGATATTTTGATGATGCATGGTCAAACTCCTTCCTATTCTCGCCAAATTGATAACGAAATCGAGCAGCGTAGCGAATAAAATTGATTTTTGATTGCTAATGCGCTATTTTTTATGCGAGCATGACAAATTTCTTTAAAAAAGCCGTAGTAATGACTGACGTGCATTGGGGAAAAAAGAACAATGACCGGCAGCATAATATAGATTGTGAAAATTTCATACAGTGGAGTATTGAAGAAGGTCAAAAGTTTGGTGCCGAAACATATATTTGTTTGGGAGACTGGCATGACAATCGAAAAAGTTTGAATATTTCCACGATGAACTACTCACTCTCTTCGATGGAAGCAATTTCTAATAACTTTGAAAAGTTTGTGTTGATTTTAGGAAACCACGATCTGCCTTATAAAGAAAAGCGTGAGATCAATTCCGTTGAATTTGGTAGAAATATTGAAAATCTAACTTTAATTAAAAATATTTTAGTTGAAGGCAACTGTGCATTTGTGCCTTGGTTGGTAGGTGACGAATATCAACAACTGCCGGAAATCAAAGCCAAATATATTTTTGGTCATTTTGAATTGCCACACTTTTTGATGAATGCAATGGTGGAAATGCCTGATGTTGGCAAAATAAATATCGACAATTTTCAACCAGCTGACTATATCTTTTCGGGACATTTTCACAAACGACAGTTTAAAAAAAATCAAAACGGCACAGAAATTATCTATATTGGCAACGCATTTCCGCATAACTTTTCAGATGCGTGGGATGACGAACGTGGCATTATGTTGCTGGAGTGGGATAAAAAACCTGTTTTTAAAACCTGGCAAGATCAACCCACTTACAAAACTCTAAAGTTTTCTCAGCTTTTGCAGAATCCAGAAAAGTATTTGAAG